ACTAGCAAAACGAAAAATATTACGACCACGATTATAAGTGGAGAGAATATTATTAGCCAATCCAGATCTTCCAGATTTACGAGCCCAATTATATCCAACAAGAGACATGACACACGGTGCGTCACTAAAGTAAGTTGAAGAATGAGTAAGTAATGGGTATAACCCAGATGACGTGGCACATACGTGTCACAAACGTCATTGTGGTCAACACAGAAGGTGTGGGGGTAATACTGACCCCACACCATTTCCCAAATGTCCAGACAACCGAGAAGCCGAGGATGGTGCTTCACCATTAATAATCCGACTACAGCCGACTCATTACAAGTTGTCCAATTACAAGTCTATGCAAGATACTATGTTTGCGGCACAGAAACAGGAACTGATCGAGGAACTCGTCACTACCAAGGATATGTATATTTTCAGCATGCAACGTCTCTCCCGCGACTTAAACAGTTGCTTCCAAGAGCTCATCTCGAACCACAGCGCGGTTCTAACGCACAAGCTATCGAATATTGTAAAAAAGATGGAGAATATGACGAATGGGGAGATCCACCAGATCAAGGAGGAGGAAAAACACAACGAGAAAAATGGAGATTACTCGTCGAGTTATCAGAGCGAGGAGAGCTCACAAGAATCAGAGATGAATTCCCAGGAGAGTACTTCAGATACCAAGAGCGAATCAGGAGTCTACGAGTTAGAGAATCCAGAATACTTGAAGGCGAGTTGGAACATGAATGGTGGGTTGGTCCAAGTGGAAGTGGAAAAAGCAGACTATTATGGTCTCAGTTTCCTGATCACTATCCCAAAGAGCTTAATAAATGGTGGGATGGATATCGAGATGAAGACGTCGTCGCAATAGAAGAATGGTCACCAAAGAATGAATGTACGGCAAGTTTTCTTAAGATATGGGCAGATCGGTATCCTTTTCCAGCACAGATTAAAGGAGGATCATTGAAGAAGATTAGACCTAGAAAGATTCTAGTTTTATCCAATTATACAATTGATCAGTGTTTTGAAAGAGAAGAAGATAGAGGTCCATTGAAGAGAAGATTTAAGGTAGTTCATTTTGATACTCATGCATTTAACCCAACTTTAAATCCTAGGTTTGTTTTAAGAACAGAAGAAGAAGAAGAGAAAGATGAAATAGGAGATATATTAGATTTAATACATTAAATATATCACCCAACTTAACCCAAAAAACCCTTCAGGCAAAAACCCTAAAAGCCAATGCTTAGGTTATATAAAGAGAACGATCTTCAGTGTAGTTTTCAACTTTACAAAGATATTTACGAGTGATTCCAATATCCAACTTTTCAGTATAAGTATTAGCACCAGATCCAATAGTAAGTCCAGGAGCAGCTTTAGCAATAATAAGAATGATACGAGTCCAACCAGGCATGTTAAAACCAGCAGTAGTCCGAAGTTTATCCATCTCAGCGACATGACGACGAGGGTCACGAACTTGATATGTAAATGTATCACCACTAGACAAATGATACTTAGTTTTCTTCCAGATTTTAAGTCCATAACGAGAAAGAGAAAAAGGGAAATCAAAGGGAGTAGCTCCACGAGCAGTACGAGTAACTTCACTACCAGTTCCACCAATAGGATCCTCTAAATTAGGATCACTATCAAACATTCCACGAAGATTATTATAAATAGTACCAGTACTCTCAGCAGACGAAAGACGACAAGAAACTTCATATACATCAACCTCTAACTTTAACTCAGAAGCCAGACGAGTACTCGTCCCATCAAAAAAGGTAGAAGAATTACGAAAAGTAACATCCAGTATACCAGATTGAAAGAGAAGCTTAGCAGTAGGTCCAACTTTAAGACCCTTAGCAGTTGTATTATCAGCGTTATTATACGCATCAGCAATAGCTTTAAGATCATTATACTCAAATTGAGTAGAAGCAAGTCCATATAAACCAAAATCACCCATTATCTGATTACCATCCGTATTATTAGAAGCAGTAAGGAGACGATTAAAAACAATAGTTTGAGATCCAAGATCACGTTCAGCAGCAGCTTTAGTTTTCTTAACAAAACTCATCCAACGGCGACGTTTAAAACGGGGCATACGTTTCTTACGATAAATGAGACGAGCATCATAGTGATCGGTTACACCTTGTCCACTAGATACAGCCTTACGACGGCGAGACATAGTCATACTACGTGAGTTCTTTTGACGCATACGAGACCTCACCATACGAGCAGCACCACTAGCAAAACGAAAAATATTACGACCACGATTATAAGTGGAGAGAATATTATTAGCCAATCCAGATCTTCCAGATTTACGAGCCCAATTATATCCAACAAGAGACATGACACACGGTGCG